ATACGATTCTACGTGGACGTCAGACATTCTTGGTGTTTTTATGGACGATTTGAACAATACTCGTTCAGAATTCCAAAAAGATAACCCACATACTGCTGTCATTATCAAATTTTTCAACAACGTTGCTGCTCAAGCTGTGAAGGCAGAATTGAATGCTAAAGGAATTGTTTTCATTGATTTTAAGTGCGGAATTGTCACTTCCAATGACAAATACCTTGGAGCACGGGAATTTTCAAACTGCCCTGAGTCAATTTTGCGTCGATTTTATACAGTCACAGTTAAGGTTAAGGAGCAATACCGGAAAAAAGGTACTCTCATGCTGGACACAGAACATCCTCAATTGACAAGTTCAACTAGCCTTGTGCAAGATGTTTGGGAATTGACAGTGGAGGATGTCATAACATGGGAGCGTGGACCGGAGAAGGTCGATTTCGCGTTTCAAATCATGGACGTTGTTTTGGATGATGGTTCAACTATACACTGCAAAGATCTTGGACTTAAGGATTATTTGCGTGTTGTCATTCAATTGTCAAAGAACCACAGGAAAGCCCAAGATGGCCTGCTGGAACGTAGTAAAAACATGAAAGATACAAAATTCTGCACTCGATGTTTCAATTTTCCTGAATATTGTTGCTGTAGCTCTTTTGTCAAGAAGTGCCAAAACAAATCAAAAGATGCTTCGAGCGTCGAGGATCTCGGTAAAAATGAGATAACAGAGCAGGAAGTTGACCCACATGCGATGGATTTGATTGTAAATGTGGCTCAAAGTGCTTTGTCAACAGCGTTCAGAAATTATGTAAATTCTTGGACGCGACCAGTGGAAATACTGAACTCATTGCTTGGTTACTCTCCTATCAGGAAGATGGCAACTTCAAAAATCGCTAAAGAACTAGAAATGGAAATGAACAATACTGCTACACCACTTCTTGTTGCGATAACTCCGGATTGGTTGTTTCGTACAACCACTTTTCAGCGCAGTGTTGCCGCTTGGCAACGTGCCGCTGCCTACTACGATGTCCGCCGACCTTTGCGCTTAGGCGTATTGGCTGGTTTGGGCACTGTGGCAAGCAGTTTGTTGCTGCTACGTGGACGAAATCGCTATGCAGGTGCTGCTGTTGGCTCATTTGCAACCTGGTTTACTACTTTGTACAGTTACTGCATTTACCAGAAAAGATTTGCTATTTTGCAATCTGAATACATTAAGAAAAGAGATGCGTTACCAGAGTATGCTAAAGCGATTCGCGATGGTGGTCTCCCAAAGAGTGTTTTGTTCGTTGCCACTATTGCTGTTGGTGCAAAGCTCATTTCAATGTGGAATAAGCAAAGAATTGAAGCGATGCCACAGGCTCTTTCGCCTGAGGATGTGGATAGCCAACCTGGATGGTTTGGTTACATGGCCAAGAAGATAGGTTGGACAGTCGCTTCTACAGTTTCTGGTGCCATTCCTGACCACGTGCTTGCCACTGGTGAGAAAAATCTTGGGTGGTGTGAATTCACACGCGCAGATGGCTCAACCACACGATGTAATATTGTATATCCAGAAAAAGGATACGTGTGGTTTCCACGCCATATTTTCTTTCCTCAATCGGATATGACTAAAGAACCAGTTTCTTTTGTTAGAGGGGAAGTGTATCGATCATCTGACAAGAAAACTAGTAAGTTTAAGTTTATTGCTCAGTTGGATGTAAATGCGGTCACAATACCTGAGATTGACATGGTTGAGTGCTTTGTCGAGCGATGTCCTGATATACGCAACAATG